TAAAGAATTGCACAAGCAAGTTTTTAGTAAGATGATGAAGCCTGTACATCTTCATGTGTATTCAGACTTCAGCATATATGGCTGGCCAGAAAGAAATAAAGATTACATACAGTTGTTTGATGATTGTAGAAATCATGACCATATAACATATCACCAGACATTAAGTAATGTTGATATGAAAAAAGAATTAGAGATGATGCACATCTTCGCGTACCCGTCTATTTGGCCTGAGACATCATGTATAGCACTCATAGAAGCTATGTCAGCTGGCCTACTGTGTGTTCATAGTGCATATGCTGCTCTGCCTGAAACAGCAGCTAATTGGACTATGATGTACCCTGTTAATGAGGACCATCACGCCCATTGTAACGTATTTGCAGGGCAGTTAATTGAAGCTGTTAAAGTAGTAGACCAGGAGTTTATGCAGAATAGATTAAATATGCAACAGAGATATACTAATGGATTTTATAATTGGGATGTAAGAGCTATGCAATGGAAAGCTATGTTGGAGGGTTTATTAAATGACTAGCACACAAACATTTGGAAAAGAACAAGAGTATTTAAAACAAACATCAAGATTGCAAGTTAATTTACAATCTTGGGAGGATGGAGACATACTTCACTACTATCAAGACATGGTAGTTATGTTTCAAGAATTAATGGGAGACAATATTGTTCTCTCTAATAAAGATAGAAGAATAATTAAAAATGCTTACTTATCTTTTGGGAAAATATTTAACACAAAGAAAGACTAAATATCAGTATGCTTAAACCAACACCAACTACTATGTTAACGGGTCAGTTTGTAGCACAGCTATCTGTTATACCTATGATAATATATGCTACAAGTTGGCAATGGATTATTTGTGCCATAATGTATTTTGGTATTATGACGTTTGGTATTACTATGGGGTATCACCGTTATTGGTCTCATAGATATTTTACGTGTAATAAATTTTGGGAATATGTGATGTTATTCTTTGCTCATATAATGATGGTTGGTCCAGCAATAGCTTGGGTAGCACAGCATATGGAGCATCATAAGTTTGTTGATAGTCCAAAGGATCCACATTCACCTGCACATAAAGGGTATCTATATTGTTATTTTTTACAATCTCTAGAAAAACCTAAAATTAAATATGCACACCATCTCCTAAGAGATCGTACATGTAAATTACAATTTGAGTATTATTGGGAGTTTCTTATAGTATGGGGTATTCTATTATTATTGCTTGATCCGTTTGCATTAATATATGCGTGGTTGGCTCCTGCTGGTTTAGCAAAAATTGTAGGATCATTTATATTTACATATGGCCACCACAGTGGTCGTCCACACAATAACACATTGCTAGGATTATTAACTTCTGGAGAAGGCTTTCATCTTGTTCACCACCAATACGAAGACAAAGTACTGTGGGATAAACTTGATATTGGAGGTCAGATCATCAGGAGAATAAGTAGTGTTACGTAAAAGAGACCTACCGGTATGTGTTCCACTTCCGGGTATTAAATTTGATATAGATAAAATGAAACGAGAGTATAAAACTCTTGATCATATGTTTCGTAATTTGTTTGATGAAAATAAAGGTATAACTGATGCACATAACCAAGATTTTTTAAAAGATTTAAATTCTAATGAATTTTTAGAAGTAGCATTAACAGGTTTAAATCCATCCATTGATAAAACAAACATCAATGAATACAACCACGATTATAAATCAAAACATAATAAAATAAGTCATCCTGCTTTTGATGAAGGCAATTGGAATCATAAATTAGAACATTATAAAGGTAGCTATTTTGAACAAGCTATTGAGAGTCAGTTTAAAGGTGAGGCAGTAAGAGTAAGAGTTCATAAGTTATTTCCAGGTAAAGAGATAGCACCTCATATAGATTATGATCCATCATATGCGTGTCGTGTCATTATACCAATAGAAGGCACAGATGGTATAACTAATGTCTTCTGGGTTGGTAAAGAACGCCAAGAATATTATTTACATGCTGATGGCTCTGCATACTTTTTAAATACAGGATATAAACACGCCGTATATCATAATGGAGATAAAGATAGAATTGCTCTAGTAGCAACATTTACTACACAAGAGGACTTTGAATCTTTAGCACTTAGATGAGATCTATCCCACATAGAATAACAACTTATAAACCTAAACATAAAGAAGATGTTGAAAAGTTTAGAGAGCAGTCCTTCCGAGAAGGCAGTGATTCACTTGCTTATGATAAGTTTGATCCGGATGGTTTTATGGGGCAAGTGTGGCTCGTTTATGCTGGTCAAAATTTAATAGGGCTTTGTGCTATGGAAGCTAGTCACTATACAGGTGATCCTAGAATAGCTGCTCGCTGTGTCAGACTCCACATATTAGAAAAATATAGATCCACAGCATTTGGTTTAGTATTGGCACCATATATGGTACGGTGGTGTAAAAAGCAAGGTTATAAAATTATGTGGTGGTCCGCAGACATTGACTTAAAAGCCTTAAATGCTGTATACCAAAGAAAGCATTTGACAATTAGTTATAATCGTAAAAATGATTTAAATTATCGTGAAGATCCATGGGGTGGATGGTACCAAGATGTAGTGTTCGATAAGTATATGATATTTGAAGTCGATCCTAGATCAGATTTGTTGCAATATGTTTATTGGTACAGAGTTGAAGAAGGTTATAATTGGAAGCCTAAGACAAACATGCTTTATTATTATCACAACGGTGACACAAAATTAATTAAGCGTATGCGCCCGTTTTTGTCTGAGACTCCCATTGATCTCGCAACTTAACAAAGCCACCTATCCAGTCATCTCTTTTTTCTACAAACACCTGAGGCTCATCAGCTTCAACAGCAATAATTGTAACTATCTGACTTACAGGTATCTTAAACATTTCTTCAAACATAACTGCATAAGCAGACTCTTGCATGAAGTAATTAGATATCCATTCACGCTTCTTTCTTTTAGCTGAAGTCTTAAAGTCAATAATAGAAACTTTACCATCCCACATACCAACTAAATCAACTCTACCAGCTACTCTAAGATAGCTACTATATAAAGCTACTTCTAAACCATACACTTCTTGTAGGCGTATATCTAATATAGGTTTGATCTGTTTAAATAAGAAGTGGTTAATTGGTTCTATAGCACCATAATCTAGCTCTACGTTGTTTAGATAGTCTTCACATATCTTATGAACCTTAGTACCTCTTCTTGCAGCTGTGCTAGCTATTCTATTAGCCTCTGCTTCCCCAACTCTTTTCCTCCACGCTACAATACCATCTTTAATAGCAAGTGATGTCACAGTAGTTACTGATGGATATTTCTGACCATTAGGTGTAACATAATGTCTCTTACCATTTAAGTTAACAGTACTAAGCTCATTAAATTCTAAATCTTCTTTATGAGGAAACATTATGATGGATCACCATCTGGATCAAATGTAGCTTTCTTATGATGATGCTTAATATTTCTAAGTACATCTTTAAAGTTATCATCAGACTTTCTCGCACCAGCTACACCTGAAACTATCCTAGGCATTTCTAGTACTTGTGTAAGATTAGAATTATCTTTCAAGTACTTTTCTCTATCATCCATCTTCAGTATTTCCTCATGGACTTCACCAGTCTCATTATTTCGAAAACAATAAGTCGGCATATTACAGTCCTAAGTCTGGAAACGCTTTTTGTACAACAGCTTTACTTACGCCTTTAATATTTCTGTCTTTCATTTGAAGAACTAACTCTGCGTCAGCTGGTTCAATTGATTCAAGAATTTGTACAAATAAAGATTCACGTCTGTCTCTTCTAACTTTAGGTTGAACAGGTACTCCGTCATTAGCAATAAAGTATGAGAAGTTTTTCATCTCAGCAATTAGTCTACCTTCACTGTCCGTATCCGGATCAAGAGGCTTGTATGGAGGTGTCCCTGGAGGCAGTAACCATGCAATATGTGAGTTGTATGCTAGTTGGAATATACCACCTAGATGATCTTTAGTAACTTGTGGTAGAGCTTGTAACGCTTCTACTTTTAGTGTTGTATTCTTTGTCTTACGGGCTTCTGTTAAGGCTTCAGCCATGCCTATTGTATTTCCACTCATTTTTAAAACTCGCTTATATCTTCCATTAGATGTTTCAGTTTATGCGTAATAAAATAGTTAAACATTTTATCTCTACCCTTTTGTGGAGTATCGAACTTACTTAGTACTTGTTTCTCTATTCCTTCAGGAATATAATCTAGATCAATTATTAATCTATTTCTTATCCATCCGCGCTTTAATTCGTCATCCTCAAATGCTTCTTGTACGTTGTCTATGTTATCACCCTTGAGGTTATCTAAGTATTTAGCTCGTAATGGTTTCTGTCTTATTCCATTAACAAAGCATCCGTCTGGTGATATAAAGTTAGGTATACCATCACCTCTATCACCTTTTGCAATATGTTCAATCAAATACCTTTTAGGGTTTTTATCACCAAGCCATCTTTTGTGTACTGGATCGTATTGCTTTACTTTAGGATATTTATGCAGTTGAATAAAGTCCTTATCACCAGACAATATAAGTAAAGGCTCATCATGGTTATATTTAACCAATGTACCAATAACATCATCTGCTTCTGCAGTCTCTACTCTTATCACTTTATAAGGAAAGAAATTTTCTATCTCATCTCTTACTTTATTAAGTGTATTAAAAACAGTTGACCAATCTATACCAGATTGATCTCTATTCTTTTTACGATTAGCTTTATAATAAGGGAAGATATCTTTTCTCCAGAAATTCTTATCATCACAACATATAACTAATTCACCATACTTCTCATTGAATTTGGTTCTATTAGATCGTAAGCTATTAAGTATCATATGACGAAATAGATTCTCATCTAAATCAACATCTTTGTTGCCTCCAACCTGTATCATTAAGTTAGAGATCATT